TATCATAAGATGTTTACTAACATGGTGTATCCGGAGGCTACGCAATGACACTATGGCAAGTCATGATTATATACGATGACAAGGATGAAATGTTACAGAAAGAATCTATGTCCTTATGGGCAGTAGATAAACTTGATGTCATCATCTCTATTGGTTACATCTATAGTAAACGCAAGGATCACTTGCGTTCAGTAATCTTTGAGGAGACAACAGATGACGAATGATTATAAAGTATTAGAACCGTATGATATTGTCCTTGTGTATACACCTAAGGAAGACACTGAGAATTCAGCTGGCTCCGAGGTTGAACACACCTTCTTAGTCTACGCATACTCACCTGCGGATGCTGTTAGGGGGCTGAAGCAACTGTTTGCAGGTGTTACAATTATTGCTGTTATCTTTGGGTCTGAGTCTCCATCTTAAGGATCTACATATGAAAGTAAAGAAGAAGAAGCAGAAGAAGGTTACTACTAGTCCGTGTTATGTGGTGCGGATGAACGGTAACGTACGTCTTATCCTTGACAGTAAGCATGATGCTAAGCGTTATGCTATTACTCTCGGACTGACATATGCAGGTGCTGACATTGAACTATACTCTTACCCAATGGTGAACCCATGAAAATCTATATGGTTGTAGAGATCCCAGAGATTGATGATGTTGACTCACAAGATGCAGACAATGCATTGATGATGATTACTGATGCAATGCAACACTTTCCTTATTCATATTACATTGATGAGGTAACTGCAGATGAAGTATGAAGTAATCAAAGCCCTGTATCAGGGTGAGATGTGGTATAATGTCACCATTGATGGAGTATATGTAAATGGATTCAGAGACAAGACAGATGCCCTATCATACGGATGGTGGTATACAAATTATGGTAAAGAGGTTGCCGATGGGGAACGAGATCATATGGGTAGGGTTTGTACTAACATACAACAATCCTAGATGGTATCCGGTGTGCGCCGGGGAAACACAAAGCCTTGCACTATCGGCAACCTGCCGAATAGTTGGGGCTACTATAAGTACGAAGAAAGGAACCTTGGATGAGAATTAATAATCACACTATGAATATCTATACTGAAGACTATGGTAACATTGATGTAGACTTTAGCATTGAGTGGACTATTGAGGATGGCGAGTGGACTATGGGTACTGTAGATATTAAAGACTTCTACCCTACTATAGTTGACTATGATACAATCAAAGGGTTGTTAGATAATGTTATTGAAGAGTTGAACTTTAATCCATTGACACCTTACCGTGGTGAAGAGGATACCTATGACACCTTACCATCAGGAGCAGACTAATGTCACCCTCTAGTAGTACAATCATCTCTGATAACATTAAGTTTATTGGTGAGGTTGCTGATGTTTTCTTCCTTTGGATCGAAGATCCTAAGAAGAGAGATGATGCTCAGCGTATGCTGAATGACTTTGATACTATGACACATAACAAATTCTATCTTACCGAAGATGAAGAACTATTCATTGGTCAATTCGACCACCTATTGGAGACACAATCATGAAGACTGATATTGAAACTGCTGCTGCTACGCTTGTTAACCTGATCACTAAGGACTTGACGGATAAGATTAATCTAATCTGTGAGCATGCTGTTACCGCATACCTTGAGAGTAGTGATTGTAAGTACCTTATCAAGGATGCTATTAGTGAGAAGGTTACTGAGTTGGTTGATGATGCTGTCTCTGAGATCTCCCTTTCAATTAGTATCGACTAATGGATATCATCACCGCATATATGATTGTCCTTCTTACTGAGAAGGGTATTGATGTGGGTGAAGTTCCAGCAGATAAGTTTGATGCATGGACTAAGAATATGCATGCTAATTTTAAATCATATGTTAGTGGCATGATCCCTGAAGATTGGTATATCCCACCAACTTATGAATGGACTGAAGAACTACCTGATATTAATGGAGAAGAAGACTAATGGAAATCCCGCTATTGATTCTTATGTTTGCGTTTATTGCTCATGTTATTATTAATATCATTAGCAGTATGTTTGATCGTAGGTTCTATGATACCCGAATGCATGAAGTAAATGAACGATGTGATGCGTTGGTTAAGTGGTGTACCCTATTGGACAACCAACTGAGTGGTATGCGTATGGATAATAAGACAGTCCCCTCTAAGAAGAAGAAGTAAACAGAGAAGGGTGGCTGAAACGTAGTTATAGCGCACACCTTATAAGTGTGAGTATGTGGGTGCAACTCCCGCCCCTTCTATTAAAGGAATCATATGGCTCTACATACTATAGTAGTGTTCCCCGATGGGGAAACTTGGAATACAATTAATGGCTGTTATATGTGTGTTGTAACTGACGAGCAGTTTAATAATCTTTGTAGTGGTGTTGCATATCCCCGTGATATAGAACCATTGATTCACATTCAACTACATGAAGGAACCTAATGATCTTACCCGACTTAGATGCTAATGAAACTATCTATGAGACTGCTGATCGTATGTATGATTGGCTCCGTCTTCATGGGTTTGCTGTTACTATGCTTACGCCTGATGATTTAGAAGTTGAACCTAAACAGGATAAGATTAATAGAGAAACTTTAGAACTTGAGATGCAAGCGGCTGGTCTTAACTACATTGAATGGCTTAAGGAAGGATACTACAATGGCTGATATCTTTGAGTATGATAAGAGTGTTAGTGTGGATGCTAATGTATTCCGAGCATTCTCTTGGATCCGTAAGCAAGGCTATGCTGTTGCTATGTGGACACCTGAAGAAATGGAACTAGATCCTAAGCATTATCTTGAGACTGATGGGTATGCTACCTTTGATCTTGAAGATCTAGAGGGAGCAATGATTACTGCAGGTAATGAATATATTAATGAGATGAAGCGTGTTCTATCTATTGATCCTAACTATGAGGAAGATGACAATGAAGATTGATATTGCTAAGCAATGGGTTGATGCTCTTAAGTCTGGTACTTATCAGCAAGGGACAGGTAAACTCCATGCCACAGATATTAAGGGGGAGTGTATGTATTGTTGCCTTGGTGTACTGTGTGATCTGTATATGCAACAGAACCCTGATGAATTAGATGTTAAGGTTGTTACTCGTAAGAGTATCGACTTCCCTCAACACTTTCAGATGTTGAGTATAGGTGATGACTCTATTACTGTCTATGATAATGATAGTCTTGTGTTACCATTGCGTGTTCGTGAATGGGCAGGTATGCACGATGCACTTGGACGATTCATTGATAGTGAGTCACATGGACAAGACTCTTTGGCAGAACTAAATGATCATGGTATGTCATTCGCTGCACTTGCGGATGTTATTACTGAACATGTTGATGAACTTTAAACCACTGTCCTTGTATCTCAATTGGATAGAGGCATCGGTTTCTACCCGATAGGTTACTGGTTCGAGTCCAGTCAGGGACGCTTTGGTAGGTGCATATACAATAGGCTTTGACCCTATCATGCTATGTATCCTACCTATGGCACGGTAGACCAATGGCAGAGTCTACAGACTTAAAATCTGTGTAGTGTGGGTTCGACTCCCACCCGTGCTACTATAGGGATTGTAGCTCAATGGTAGAGCAGTCGGCTTTTAACCGATTGGTTAAGAGTTCAAGTCTCTTCTGTCCCACTAAGAAAGGATACTATCATGGTGTTTGATACTGAGTTAGAGAAACTGATTAACGCAATTGTTATTATTGAATGGGAAGATATCTCTGGGTATGCTGACTCATGGATGGATAAGAAAGACATCTATGATATGCACCCTCATCAATGTATAAGTATTGCTAAACTCTATGAGTGTAATCAAGAGTACATTACTGTTGCTGCTACTTGGGATGATGTTGGTTCTATTGTATCGGATGTTAATTGCATACCGATTGGCTGTATTAAAACAATTAAGAAGGTAAAGATATGAATGAGACATTCACTAAGACATTAACAATTGACCAAGATAATTATACTGTGCTGCAGTTTATGCTTATTGAACCATCTCGTTTCAGTGAGCCTGAAGCGGTGTATGATGTGGTATTCTCCATTCTTAATGTGAGAAACGGCGAAGTTGCTTCAATGAACCAGCGTATTAATATTAAGGATATCGAATCACTATGGACTATGCAATGGGATTGCAAGCGTACTTATGAAGCAAGACAAAAGCAAATGGCTGAAGAAAGAACTCAAGCCAAAGAAGAAGTTACCTCCGTACAAGCGGACTAAGATACGGCATCTTGATACACAAGACCGTGATGAAGAGAACCCTAAAGGAAACTAATGGCACATAACATTACAGATACTGATGGTGCAGTCTATAGTAAGACTGCCGCATGGCATGGACTTGGCTTGGTTATTCAGGAAGATATGTCACCGACTGAGGCAATGAAGATTGCTGGTCTTGATTGGACTGTTAGTAAGGTCGGTCCAGTAACCGCAGGTGATGCTACCTCTGATGACTACAATGCTATTGTTCGTAGTGACAACAATGCTATCTTGTCTATTCAATCACCTGACTATCAGATCGTACAGAATAGTGAAGTCTTTGAGATGGCATACAATCTTGGTGCTGACATTAAGATTGAGTCTGCTCTAAGTATGAATGGTGGCAAGCGTTTGGTTGTCTTGTGTAAGACAGGTGAGATGGATGGTGTCAATGGACATGATCCTATCGCACAGTATATGGCACTCATCAATAGCCATGATGGTACTCTTGCTGAGCAAGCACTACCTACTAGTGTTCGTATCGTATGTCAGAATACATTGAGCATGGCTATGGCAGGGGGTAAGAAGTCCTTCCGTATTGTACACTCAGGTGATATGAAGAAGAAGCGTGAGGCTATGGCAGCAGCTCTTAAGTTCTATGCTATGTCCGGTAAACTCTTTGAAGATAAGGTACAAACTCTTGTTCGTAAGGAACTTACTAAGTCAGAGATCCAGAAGTTCTGGTTGGATGTATGGGGTATGGTTGAAGAGCCAGTTGTGGCTAATCCAACATTACCCGATGACTATGAGAACTATCTCCGCGCTACTGTAACTATCCGCAAGTGGGCTGATACCTTTGACGCTGAACGGGCTGAGTTAAATGGATGTAGTGCTAACCTTTGGCTTGCTGCTAATGCAGTAACTAAGGAACTTCAGCATCGTATCCCTGCTCGTGGTCGTAAGCCATCGTTTGAATCGTCTGCCTTTAGTAATCTTCTTGGTAAGAACCAAGAGACTACTGTGGATGTGATGAAGTTTGCACTCACCCTCGTATAAAAATCTAATAACCAAGGAGATACATGTCTAAACTGTGGGATTCATTATCTAAAGAAGAACAAGATAAAAGAACTGCACTACAAGTTATCTCTGAGGAAGATATGCTTTGTCTGTCGGAACATAAATACTGGGATGCATACAATGCTAACCCTGATGAGGGTATCCCTGAGCAAACATTGATTGACGCATGTGTCATCCATCTTACACCCTTCTACCAGCAATGGATAGATACGGTATCAGAGAATAGGAAGACACCTGATTGGGCATTCCCTTTGTTTGCTGTTGGTGCTGCTAAGATGGCAGACATTACTATTAGATCACTGATTCTCGAATGGTTTAACTCTGCTTTCTGGGAGCGTAAGTATGAGAACGATCTGTTCCCATTGCCTACTGCTCAACACATAGCACATGTTATATCTGAGATGGTAGTGGAGATTGTAGCCTATCAACAGGCTAAGAAACAATTCCGTGAGGATTGGCTCAAGCAATCCCACTACCAGAAGAAGTGGACTACTAAGCGATGCAAGGCGTTTGCCTATAAGATGGGTACTCTTAATAAGAAAACCTTCTCAAGGAAACAACGAGAAGACTTTGGTCATCACATGCTACGCATAGCGGAGATGTCTGAGGTCATTAACTTAAAGAACATTCGTAAGCATACAGGCAAGCGATGGAGTGAGCGTGTTGTAGTTACCTTTACTGATGACATATTGAGTGAACTTAATAAGCGTCATCAGGATGTGATTGCTACCGCTGCCCTGCTGTATCGACCAATGATTATCCCACCAATTAAACATACTCTAAGTAGTAGTGGTGGGAATCTACTACCCCATATCCGTAAGCCTGTAGTACAGAAGTTTAAGGATGTGATGTGGGATGAGAAGGTACACCAGAATGGTAGCCTTCCATCAGAGATAGTAGTCACTGGTCTTAATGCTATGATGCATACCGAGTGGTCAATCAATGAGCGAGTGCTAGAGATAATGACTGCACTCTTTAAGAACAACACACGAGATGCTAACCTTCCCGTGTATGACTTCTCAGCCTTTGACTTTGCTGATCCCTATCCTAAGGATGGGACTAAAGAAGAGAAGGCTAAGTGGTGTCAACTCAAAGAAGAAACATATAGCAATTGGTATAAGGAAGAACGATCACGAGGTCGTATGCTTGTCCGGATTAAACTGGCGCAATCATTAATCCCCCTGAAGTTCTTCTATCATATCTATACCTGTGACTTCCGTGGTCGTGCTAATGCAGCATGTGATCTACTTAGTCCACAGTCAAGTGACTTTGATCGTGGTCTTATTCAGTTTGCTCAGCCAAGGAAACAAACATCTATTGGTTTGTATTGGCTCAAGGTTCATGTCGCTAATCTATTCGATCAGGATAAGATAACCTTTGACCAACGAGTTAAGTGGGTCGATGATAACATGGACATGCTTAAGAGAATCAATACTGATCCCTATGCTACCCGCTCTGAGTGGATATCACATAAGAAGAAAAAGAATCCAAGCTTCCAGCGTATCGCTGCTATCTTTGATCTGTGTCGTACTGATGGGTTAACTCAAGTGCCTGTGCAAATGGATGGTTCATGTAACGGTGTTCAGCATTGGGCTGCACTTATGCGTGACCCTTATCTTGCCAAGAAGGTTAACCTCATACACACTAACAAGCCCGAAGACCTGTATCAGTATGTTGCTGATGTGATGACATCTAATATGGTGTCAGTACAGGATGCAGATACTAACAATGGAAAATGGGCGAAAAAATTTATAGAGTATTGGGAGGGTGACATTGACCGCTCTGTTTGTAAGAGAGCAGTAATGACTGATCCCTATGGTGTTACCTTCTATGGTATTCGCAGGTACTGTAAGACTGAGGGTCACCTTGATTGGGTTGGTAAGGATGAGATTGCTGGTGCTGTTGTCGAGTTAGCTACCTTCATTGATGCTGCCCTCAAGGGTACATTGGTCGAGGCTAACAAGGGCAAGGCATGGCTCAAGGTGGTGGCTGATATGGCTAGTGAACTAGGTAAGAATGTTGAGTGGACTACCCCGTGTGGGTTTAAAGTAGTACACCAATACTATGAGATACTAACTAGGCGATCAGTCGCTAAGCTATTCGATATGAAAGAGTTACACTTTGGCTCACCCGATAAGGAAACAATTGATGGTGGCTCAGTTAATCTAGCCATCTCCCCTAACTATATTCACTCACTTGATGCAAGTCATATGTGGTGTACCATATATAGAATGGTGGGTGCTGGTATTGAACAGTTCAGTATGATCCATGATTCATATGGTTGTCCTGCACCGGATGTTAATCTAATGCGTATGTTTACTAATGAAGAGTTCTGTGCTATGCATACGACCAATCTATTAGATGACATGCGGATCGAAGTATCAAAAGCATTGAAGATTACAGTACCTGATGCACCACCTATTGGTTCATTAAACATTAAGGATGTTTTAGATGCGGAGTATTTCTTCCAATGACTAAGGTATTTAAAGTTACTAGTGAGGGTGATCTAGAAGAAGCAGTAAGATTGTTTACTGCCTTAGCTGCATCTGTTAAAAAGAAAAAGAGAATATCCTTTTGGTTCCCAACGGAAGCCCTTAGTGATATCTTCTTACAAGCTGCGTACCTAGACTTCTCTATGCGAAACATAGAGCCGCAACCAAACATGAATGTAGAAATTTTTATTGAAGGAGAACCTGATGACAGCGATTAAGATGACTGTGTTACAGAACTTGAAGCCACACAGACGATTGACAGGACAGAAGTGGAGAGATGGTGATCTCTATGATAGTTGGAATCAACTGCAGAAGGATCACTTTGATGGACTCATTGATCTCTATGCACCTATTGTTGAAGAGGGTCGTGAGCCTATGCCATCTGTTGCACAGCAATGGAAAGATGCATACAAGTGGAGAAACCATAAGTGAGTAGAGTACTAGTAATTGGAGACACTCACTTCCCTGCTGTGCTTGATGGTTATCTTCAGTTCGTGAAGGATATCAAGGCAGAGTATAAGTGTGACACTATCGTACATATTGGTGACATTGTTGACCATCATTGCATTAGCTTTCATGCTAAGCATCCGGATCATCCGGGTGCGGTGAGTGAGTACCGCAATGCAATGGAACAGATTAAGGAATGGAAGTCTACCTTTAAGAACATGGTAGTTACCATTGGTAACCATGATGAGCGTGTGCTTCGACTTGCAGGTGATGCAGGTATCCCTGACTTTTACTTGAAGACTTATAATGAGGTCTACAATACTAAGTGGTCATGGGTAAAGAACCACACCGTTGATAGAGTCTTCTATCATCATGGTACAGGTGGCTCTAGTATGTATCCCTCGTTCAACACAGCCAAGGCACTTGGTATGTCCGTTGTAGCAGGGCATCATCACTCATGTGCAGGTATCAATTGGCAGGTCAGCCCTCTCAATGCTATCTTCGGTATGAATGTAGGCTGCGGTGTAGACCGCAAGCACATCGGTATGAAGTATGGTGAGAACAATATTAAGAAGCCTGTGATTAGTTGTGGTGTTGTCATTAATGGCGCACCCTATCTAGAACTAATGCCACTATGAAAATAACAGTTGACCTACCCTATGTAGTTGAACCGCATGGTTCTATTAATCACCAAGTCTTATTAAACATGGTGATAGAAGCACATGCTAACTCAGCAAGGAATAATCCTAACGCTAGTTCAATGGCATGTCTTAATGCGAGTGGTACAACAGGACGCTTAGAGAATGCATTAGCTTCGGCTATCCTAACTCTTGGTGTCTATCATGCGCCCATCTCTGAGGCTCGTCTGATGTTGATCACATCTACTAGAGATATAGTAGACATCCTTAATAGGAAGATTCCTATTGCTGGCTTTGGTAATTCATTCTATAAGGATGGCATTGACCCGGCTTGGCAAGAGGTAGCAAACTATATCGAAGCGTACCATCCGTGGTATCACTTTAGAATACAAGAGATCAAGAGTATTATTGGTCAGCAAACCCAGAAAAACATTTACCCCAACGCTGCTATGTATAGTGCAGTCTTATGTGAGATCCTAGGATTTAAGGAAGGCACAGAGATTTCTCTGTTCATCCTCGCCCGTATCCCTACATGGACAGACATGGTGGTAAATCAAAACACTTAACATTAGCCCTATAGTTGGGGCTATAGAAGATATTATTTTTTAGAAAGGAGGAAATATGAATACTGAAACTAATACCGAGACTGAAACAAAGGAACAAGTTCCTGCTATCCGTACCGATAGTGTTGTTGCGTATCTTAGTCAGCTTTCGGCTGGCTTAAGTCAGCTCGCATCTGGCATGAATACTATTGTAATGGATTTGAATATGCAAGTTGACAATATCAACGCATCATTAAAGAAGGAAACTACGAATGAACAAGAGCAAGTTAAAGAAGATGCCACAGTTTGTAACTGAAGTAGTCGAAGTTAAGTGGAGCAATCTACTTAAGCCAGACATTGCTTTCGGTGAGGCATCTGCCAACCATAACATTACTGTTGTCTTAGACAAGACACTTGACAAGGTTCTCAAGGATATCCTTAAGAAGTCAGGTGCTACTAAGATTAATGGTATCATGGAGAAGGATGGATTGCGTACCTTCAAGGCTAAGAGCCGAGTACATGTTGAGGAAGGTAAGTTCCCTTGTGTTGATTCACAGGCTACCCCAACCGATACCGTACCGTTTGGTGGAGATAAGGTAAGACTTAAACTTGCACCTTGTATTATCACACGGGACAATAGTCTTAGTGTGTACTTAAATGGCATTCAGATCATTGAGAAGAATGCCAACAACATTACAGGTGGTTCAGGTTTTGATGCAGTAGATGGTGGCTTTGTGTCAACCACTACTCCAACTAAGTCTGCACCAGCACTTGTTGATGTTGAGGAAACAGAGGATGAAGATCTCCCATTCTAATCAATGGAGATTTAATCTGAATCCAGTTGCCGCATCAAGACCTAGGGTCGGTAAATGGGGAGCGTATTATACAGGTACTTATAAAGAGTTCAGAGAGAAAGCAGCAGAGGTAGTATGGGATATACTAGGCACAGACCTAGTACCCCTTACTGGTTCTCTTGCTGTTGACATTGAACTCTATGTTAAGAAGCCTAAGTCTACTGAGTTAGATGCTCCTCGCCCTGATATTGATAACTTTGCTAAAGCTATACTTGATACAATGAACAAGAAGGTTTGGGAAGATGACTCTCAAATCATTTCCCTAAATGTAACAAAGCAATGGGCAGCAACAGGTGAAGATGGTTACTTCACTCTGTCAGTAAGCAACCTATAACTGGTGTATTGATCGGTCTTAGCCCAAGCAGTCCGGCACTTGTTGACTGAGATAGATCCGTTGACTTTATTGTCACCACCATAGGAAGGGAGGGGGAGAAATCCCCCTTCCTTTTTTCTAAGTAAAACACTTATCGGAGAAACAAAAGTATGATATACGAAGAGATGTCCGTAAAACACTTACTCAAAATGGGTAGTGATAATACCGTAGTAGATGCTGCTCGTGTTTCTTTCGCTAAGGAAGCAGCCAACTACACTGAGCTACAGAATATAAAGCTTATTACTTACCTCGCTAAGCATAAGCATTGGAGTCCGTTTGCCCATTGTACCCTGCAGTTTCATATCAAGGCTCCGATCTTTGTGGCAAGACAGCTAGCCAAGCATCAGGTTGGCTTCGCATGGAACGAAGTTAGTAGACGGTATGTAGACTACGAGCCTACCTTCTGGTCACCACAGAGCAACTGGAGGGCAGCAGCAGAGAACAAAAAGCAAGGCTCCTCCTCTGAGTATGTGAAGGATAGCGCATTAGTACAACAGTGTTATAATGAATCAATCAAATCTTCTCTCAGTACTTACAAGCTCATGCTATATGAGGGTGTCTGTCCTGAGCAAGCAAGGACAGTACTACCACAGTCTATGATGACTGAGTGGTATTGGACTGGTTCACTCTATGGTTTCAACAGGGTATGTCAGCTCCGTCTTGACCCACACGCACAGGATGAGTGCCGACAAGTAGCCTTAGCAATATCTGATTGCTGTGCTAGAGCATTCCCCATATCATGGATGGCATTAAATGGATCGCTGGGTTAATCTAGCCTATCATGTCGCCTCAACGGTTAATAGGGATAGAGCACACATTAGTTTGATTGTAAGGAAATCACAATTGTTGGCTATAGGTAGTAATAATTGGAAGACACACCCCAAAACTGTAAAGTATGGTTACATGTACCCATACCTACACTCTGAGTTGGATGCCTTCCGTAAGATTAAAACCCCTACTGACCGCATGATATTATATAACTTTCGATTTAGTAAGACAGGCAAGCTAGGTATGGCAAGACCATGCAAGTTCTGTATGCCTTGGTGTGCTCATGTCTTTGATAAGATAATATTCTCAAATGAGGAAGGTATGTTTGATGGATGATTTAAAACCGCCCAATACTTCCCATATGGAAGGAACTTCTCAACAAGATTTAATCACACTCCTGCAAGAGGAACGTGATGCTGCCCGTGCTGAACTGATAGCATATGACTCCTTGCATGGTAGGATAACACTAAAGCAAGCAGCTAAACTAAGACAATGGGGATACCTAATAAAGGAGGATTCAATTGGCAAAAGATAAACCTTGGCTCAAAGCTAAGAAGCGTGACAAGTCACAGTCAGGTAAGGGTGATAAGTATCGCCCCGTTGATCGTGAAACTTATGAAAAAAATTATGAAGCTATCTTTGGTAAACCAAAAGAAATAAATAAAGATGAATCTAAATGAACTGGAAGAACTGGTATATGATCTGGCAGCACTTAGTCACAAGCTTGGTCGTATTGAAACGGATGGTACGACAAGTCAAAACAAGTACGATAAATTGGTTGACGAGCGTAACGATATCAAGGCATTAATTAAATCTGGCTTTAATCAAATGTCAGACAACACCACCTTAGGGTGGGGCAAGGGTAAAGATGAGTGAACGAGATGGATGGTTGCAGATGAATTTTCCTGTTGGTTCTTTCATAGTACATTCGGATGATGCTGGTATCGGTGGTGATGATAGACTATACCTACGCATTCAGATGTCTAATAAGAATGTTAACTTTATTGTTTATGCCTCTGAGGATCCTAATGGATATCGAACAGATGAAGATCAGGCTATAGCAAGCTTTTGTTTTAGCCCAGAGTTTCTTATCAAGCTAGCAAAGATCGGATCAATTGATTTAAATGAGTCTATTCCAAAGCAAGACTGAGTGTCCACGCTGTGTACAGAATGGTGCAGATCGTAGTGGTGACAACCTTGCAGTCTATGATGATCATGTGTATTGTTTTAAATGCAAGTATTACCGCTCTTCTAAAGGAACAGAGATGACAGATGAACTTACTACAACAACCCCTAAAGAATTTAAAGTGCTCACTGGTTCTTACATTGATCTTGAGGATCGCGGCGTTACGGAAAAGACTTGCCGCATGTATGGCTATCAGGTAGCCAAGATTAATGGCAAGGAAGTACACATTGCTAACTACTATCAAAGTGGTGAGCTATTAGGACAACACCTTCGCGGTCCTAACAAACAGTTTGCTTGGCGTGGTAGTGCCAAAGGTTTAGAACTCTTTGGTCAGAACCTATGGAAGGCAGGAGGCAAGCGGCTTATCATTACTGAGGGTGAGATTGATTGTATGACAGTCAACCAAGTACTCGGTGGTACATGGGCTGTCGTGTCTATCCCCAATGGTGCTACCTCTGCAGCCAAGTCTATCAAAGAGAATCTTGAGTTCATTAACTCATACGCTGAAGTTGTCCTATGCTTTGATATGGATGAGGCAGGACAGAAAGCTACTATGGAAGTTGCTGATCTACTTCCTCCGGGTAAGTGCAAGATTGCTAAGCTTCCGTACAAGGATGCTAGTGAGTGCTACATGAATGCTCAGACCAAGCAATTGGTATCAGCACTATGGGAAGCACAGCAGTATTCTCCTGATGAGATCATGCACATCTCTAAAGTTATCACAGACTCACAGTCTATGAACCATGCTCGTGTCTATCCTTTCCCTTACGATGGTCTATCAGAGTTCCTGATTGGTCAGCGTAGTGGAGAGATTACACTATGGGCATCCGGTACTGGGTCTGGTAAGTCTACTATACTTCGTGAGCTTATGATGCATCACTTAGTAGAGGGTCGTAGTGTTGGGTGTATCATGCTTGAGGAATCTCCGCAGGAAACTATGGATGATATGATCAGCTTGATACTTAACAAACCAGTCCGTGCTATTAGAGCAGGACGAATGATGAATGAATTGCGTACCATGCTTGGCAAGAAACAAATCAACATGGCTATGGTTGATGATCTTACTGATGAGGAATACGCAGCAGCTAAGGCACAACTGTGTGGCACAAACTTCTATGTGTATGACCACTTAGGTAACAGTGCAATGGCTAATCTGCTGGCTCGTATGGAGTTCATGGCAACCTCCCTCAAGGTGGATGTCATTGTGCTTGACCATATCACCGCCGCTGCTGCAGGACTTATGAGTATGCAGACTAAAGATGTCGAGGGTGGTAACTCAGAGCGTATCATTATTGATACACTCATGAAGGAACTCCGTGCTATTGCTGTGCGTACAGGTGTGCATGTAGACATCGTATCACAACTAAAGAAGAGTGACAAGGCATACGAAGAGGGTGACCGTATTACCCTGCAAGATCTGCGTGGCTCAGGTGCATTGGCATCTGTACCTAACACAGTCATTGCTTTGGAGAGAGATCGACAGAACACAGACGAGAAGATTGCTAACACTACACTAGTGCGTGTACTCAAGAACCGTCTGACTGGTCGAGCAGGTATTGCAAGTACATTATATTATGACCATGTGTCAGGCAGACTAGAAGAAATTGGATTCGCTATTGCTGAGGATGGCTCAGTAGTGTTTGAACCCGAACAACAACAGGAGTTCTAATGAAAGTATGCGTACTTGATATTGAAGGAAATGGTTTAGCTGAGTTGATATTAGATTCTAAAGGTAATCCTCACAAGGAAGTTACTCGTGTATTATGTGCAGCTACCAAGATTCCTAATCAAGAACCAGTACTTTGGTTAGAACATCAGATGCCTGAGCTTGTAAATTACCTCAAACAATTTGATGTTATTATCGGTCACAACATCTTGGGGTATGACTACCCGGTCATGCGTAGGCTGTACAATATGACTATGCCTAAGCGTATTGTTGATACACTGATCATCAGCAAGCTAATGCATCCAGACATCAACACCCACCCATTCAAAGACAACTCACTCAAGTCATGGGGTATACATCTTAACTTTCCTAAGTCAGAGTATACCTTGGGCTGGACTAGTTATAATCTAGAGATGGGCAAGTACTGTCAGCAAGACACTCGACTTGGCGAAGCTATCTTCAACAAGCAAAAGAGTTTCATATCAGACAACAAAGCTATTGTATCTTTCGAGCATACAGTATCTACAATATTAATGGAGCAAGTGTGCAATGGATTTAATTATGACCTTGATGCCGGAGAAGAGTTGTATAAAAACCTTATGTTGGAAAAGCTTGGTATCGAAGATGAAATGCGTCAAGTCTTCCCTGACCGGGTTATCATTAGACATTCGCCCAAGACAGGCAAGAGACTCAAAGACAAAGTAGATACTTTTAATCCCGGTTCTCGACAACAAATAGCTAACCGTCTTACCGAAAGGTATGGATGGAAACCACAAGAAACTGAGAAGGGAAACCCAAAGGTAGATGAATCCGTGTTGGCTGTGTTAGACTATCCAGAAGCAAAGACACTCGTAAAGTATTTCAATGCAATCAAGTTAATGGGTATGGTTGAGGACTGGAACAGTCGATCAATCAATAGTCGAGACAAGCGTATACATGGCAACATCAATCCACAGGGTGCAGCGACAGGTCGTTGTACTCATAGTCAGCCCAACATAGCACAGGTAAGTGGTGACCACAGAGCAAGAGAACTCTGGCTATGTGATCCCAAGCAGGTGTTAGTTGGTGCTGACTTGTCGGGGCTAGAGCTTCGTATGCTTGCCCACTTCATGGCTAAGTATGACAACGGTGAATATGGTAAAGTACTCCTAACAGGAGACATTCATACACACAATCAGAAGGCAGCTGGACTCAGCTCACGAGCATTAGCAAAGTCTTTCATCTATGCGTACCTCTATGGTGCGGGTGACAAGAAGATTGCTTTAGTTTGTAGTTGTAGTATTGGTGAGGCTAGAGGATTACGCGAACGCTTTCAGAAAGAAATCCCAGCACTAGCTAAGGTACAGGACATGGTAAAGTATGAAGCACTCAAGCACAAGGGTGTACTCCTGCCTGATGGTAGGCGTGTACCCGTGCGTAGCGAACACGCTGCCCTCAACACCCTGCTGCAGGGTTCAGGAGCCATCGTAAGCAAGTACTGGATGGTCGAGGCGTTCAAGGCTATCAAGCCCGCAGGAGCCAAGCAGCTGGCTTATGTGCATGACGAACTACAGTACTCATGTCCGGCAGATACTGCCGATGTATTTGGTAAAGCTGTTACTGCCGCTGCTACTACAGCAGGTGAGATGTTAAAGATGAATATTCGTATTGATGCAGAGTACTGCATTGGTAAGTGCTGGGCTGATACACATTAAGGAGACACATGTCTAAGTTAGAATTATATATTGCTGGTCCTATGAGAGGGTATCCTAACCATAACTTTGAGGCTTTCTATAAGGCTGAGAAGAAGTGGACTAAGAATCCTGCGGTAACTAAGATACACAATCCCGCTAAGATGGATGAGGATGAAGGGTTTGATCCCTCTACTGTTGAGGATTCATTAGATCATCTTCGTGCTTGCATGAAGCGTGACATTGATGCTATCCTTCAATGTACTGGGATGGTAATGCTCTGTGGTTGGGAGCATTCGGAAGGTGCGAGGGTTGAACATTCACTAGCTACATATCTAGGGATGCCGATCTTCTATGAAAGTTAATGGAAGAATTGTATTCTACAACTTCAAGAAGGTACAAGGGTGGCGATACTATGCCATTCGTTTACTATCTTGGAGCCGTCATACTCATGCTCACATTGAGTTTGATCTAAGTATACCATTTGCTTTTGTAGTGGTAGATCGTAAGCCAGTAAAGGTAATGAGACTTGCCAATCTTAAACAACTAAAGATAAGCAAGTACTATGAGTTTGATCTAGGATCTATAGACATGAGTGAAGAAGATATTACTTTTGCTTACAAATATAAACCACTCAATAGTTATAAGATGCTAGTGTATACACTCATAGGTAAACACATTGGTATGAAACAACCAACCAATTGTATTACTTTTATATGTGACTATTTAAAATTCAAAGGTTGGGATACACCCAATCTGTTCAACCCTAAACAATTATGGGAAAGCTTACATGATAACGATAATGATCGGTGGACAGGCAAGAGTCGGGAAGACAACACTAGCAAAGTGGATCAGTGAGTACGCTTATAACAATAAGTATACACCAGTGATTGTTCCCTTTGCTGCTGCCCTTAAGGAAGAGGCGGCTAAGAAGGGATACACTAAGGATACCAATCAAGAAGAGTATCGTGAGTTCTGTCAGACCCTTGGCTCTACTATGAGACAAGAAGATCCAGACTACTGGGTTAAACAATTCCGAATTAAGATTAAGAAACTATATGAGGAAGAGCAAGCTGCTCTAAAAACTGACCCATCTATCTGGCATGAGAAGGTTATCATTGTGGATGACTGTCGCTATACCAATGAAATTGCTGCTGCTCGTGACATCCGTGCTCTTACAGTCTTCATCTCAGCAGGTGAACGTGAACTCCCTGAGGAGTTTGCAGAGTGGAGAACACATGAGTCTGAAGCACTAGCAATTGCTATTGAGACAGGCAATAAACAATATGAAGACATGTTTCATTACACACTAAAGAATGATGAGAGTGAGGCAGCATTCAAAACTAAGTGCAATACAAAGTTTGATGAATGGTTTCACCTACTCTCCGAATCAATGTTAGATGATTTGTGTAACTGTGAGCTGTGCCTATCCTCAAGAGAAGACAGACTACCTGATGGAGATACTGTGTTTAAAGAGATCATGGAAATTTTTATAGATAAGGAAGACGATGATAAGCCAACCAAGACCTGATACTGCTGTGCTTGACGGAGACATCATTGCCTATCGTGCTGCCTTTTGGGCAGACCAAGAAGGCATTGAGTACCTTGCTGAGCGCATCGAACACGATGTCAAGGCATGGACTCCAGTAGGGGTAACGAAAGTATATGTGGCTATCTCCTGTGATCGTAAGGATAACTTCCGTAGACAGGTGTGGGAACCATATAAAGCCCATCGGGATGTGAAGAAACAAGCACCAGATTGTTTATCATATGCTGTTGATTTAATTAAACAGAACGACATACTCTTTGTTCCTACCCTAGAGGCTGATGATATTATGGGACTTATGGCTTCAGGCAATAAGGCTATTGCCGTAACCATTGACAAGGATCTCCGGTCTGTACCGGGGTGGCATTGGAACCCAGACAAAGAAGTTAAACCGCTGGAACTTGATACTTATACCGCTGACTTTAACTTCCACAAGCAGTGGATCATGGGTGATACGACTGATAATATCCCCGGTATCTGGAAGTGGGGACCTGCCAAGGCAGAGAAGTGGCTTAAGTATGTCCATCCAAGGAACTGGACAGCCGCCGTATTGGCAGCTTATGACCAAGCTAAGCCTCAGGAAATGGATAGATATGGATATGATTACTGTCTCGCTATGGCTAGGTGTGTACGCATCCTTAGACATGGTGAATATAACAAGAAAACTAAGTCCGTACTATTGTTTGACCCAATAGTTGGGGCTACTAAGAGTGATACTCAAGGGAACACTAATGAACACTGATGTAAACCAATACAACACTGAGTCTATAACTATTGTTAATCCAAACAATTACAATACTTCTACTTATACCCATAGCGATTCTAAGATCCCTATGGTACTCCATGATAGAGACTGTGCTCCAGCCTACCATACCAAGGGTGCAGCCGGGGCTGATCTTAAGATCACTACGGACACTACGCTACTCCCCGGAGTAGTAACTAGAGTACCCACAGGGGTTAGCTTAGCTATCCCTGAGGGCTATGTAGGTTTACTCTTTATGAGATCAGGTCTTTCTAACAAGGGAATCAACTTAGCCAACTCAGTTGGTGTCATTGATTCTGATTATCGTGGTGAGATTTGGTTACCACTTATTAACAATTCAACAATAACACACACTCTTAAACGGGGTGATCGTGTTGCACAGATTGCCTTCATGCCCGTTACACAGTTCTCGTTTGTCTCTGTAGATAAACTTCCTAATACTGTGCGAGGCGAAGGTAAGTTTGGGAGTACAGGAGTCTAATGGATACATTTCAAAAGTTTATTGCTATCAGTCGCTACAGTCGTTGGCTTGATAAAGAAAATCGGAGAGAGACTTGGGATGAGACTGTCGATAGATGGTGGAATTACTTTACTGGTAAAGCCCCTGTCCTTCTGACACGGACAGATATCAGAGATGCTATCCTTAATCTAGAAGTACTGCCAAGTATGCGTGGGTTGATGACCGCAGGTCCAGCATTGGATCGTGATCATACTGCCCTATATAATTGCTCATACATTGAGATTAATAAAACAACTTCCTTCTCCAACCTTATGTACATTCTTATGTGCGGTACTGGAGTAGGCTATACGGTTGAGCGTAGATGCACGGACAAACTTGGGACTATCCCAACAATTCATAAGATGTTTGATACAGTTATGTTTGTTGAGGATAGCCGCGAGGGTTGGTGTGATGCACTTAACAATCTACTTGACAATCTTTACAAGGGTATCCATATTAAGTGGGACACAAGTAAGATTCGTAAGTCAGGTGAAAGACTAAAGACCTTTGGTGGTAGAGCAAGCGGTCCTGCCCCACTAGAAGAAGTCTTTAGATTTGTAGTACAGACATTCTATTCTGCCCAAGGTCGTAGACTTACGCCCCTTGAGTGCCATGATATCTGCTGCAAGATTGCTCAGTCAGTCATCGTGGGTGGTGTACGCCGCTCCGCTATGATCTCTCTAAGCGACCTAGCAGACCGTGAGATGGCTACTTGCAAGAGTGGTGCGTGGTGGCAAGCCTCAAGTCATCGTGCCTTAGCGAACAACTCAGCCATCTACAATGGCAGACCATCAATGGGTCAGTTCCTCGAAGAGTGGACAGACTTATACAACTCCCATAGTGGAGAGCGTGGTCTTTGTAATCGTGATGCAATGAAAAACATTGCAGTCAAGGCAGAGCGTGGTGAGGATCATTACTATGGTACGAACCCATGTAGTGAGATCATCCTACGCCCCAATCAATTCTGTAATTTATCTACTGTTGTTGTCAATGCAACTGATACACAAGAGTCGTTAGAAAAGAAAATTGAAATGGCTACCATCATTGGTACTATCCAAAGCATGTTCACTTACTTCCCTTACCTAGCCAAGGATAAGACATGGCAGGATAACTGTGAAGAAGAGAGACTGCTTGGTGTATCCATGACAGGTATCTTTGATAACAAGCTGATGTCCGGTCTATTAGGACATGGCAGACTTAAGTATGTCCTTGAGGATCTACGAGAGACAGCCATCAAGACTAACCTTGACTGGTCTAAGAAGCTGGGTATTAATCCAAGTAAATCAATTACTTGTATTAAACCAGAAGGTACAACTTCATGTCTTGCTTCGTCAGCCAGCGGATTACATCCCCGGTATGCTGAGCATTACTTTAGAAGAGTCCGTATCGACAAGAAGGATCCACTCTACTTTATGATGCGAGATGCTCAAGTACCAGTAGAAGACTGTGTAATGAATGCAGATTCAACTGCCGTCTTTACCTTTGTTCAGGCTGCTCCATCGGGATCATTAACTCAGAATGAACTGTCAGCTATTGATCATCTTAACTTATGGTTAACTTATCAAGAGCACTACTGTCAGCACAAGCCAAGCATCACTGTTAACTATGCTGACAATGAATTCCTACCTGTTGGACAATGGGTATGGGAAAACTTTGATAAGATCTCTGGTATATCTTTCTTACCCAAGTCAGATCATATCTATGCACAAGCTCCCTTTGAATCTATATCACTAGAAACTTACAATTCGTTTCCTGTTATAGATGTAGACTTTAATCATCTCTCTTTATATGAGAAGACAGACACAACAACATCATCTCACACCTTAGCCTGTACTGCAGGAGCTTGTGAGATAATAGATTTAACAGGATAAACAATGGCAAGAAAAAAGAAAGCAACTGCACAATCATCTGCAGAAATTGCTGTCCAACAACAGCAAGTACAGAAACAATTGAGCGGTGTTCAGGGCGGTCTTTTAAATATGGAAAATGTAGGACAAGATTCCTACTTAGCTGCTACCGGAGAAACTGCCCTGACTAAGCAAGACTTACCTAACTTTGCGGATATTTATAATCCTCTCTATGAAAAGATGAAAGATATTAAATATACTTTAGGTGAAGATGCTACAACATCTACAGCTGATCAAGCATTCTATGTATTTAATGCAGAAACTGAAGCAAAGAAACAAACTGATGCACAGATTTCTGTGGTTGAGAAACAAAATGAAGATGCTGCTAAACAACAACAGAATATTGCTGAGTTTGTAAAGCAAGAAGGTGAACAACAAAAGCTTGCCATTCAACAGCAATACATTCAATCAGTAGTTAATAAATCCTCAACCCTAAGTAAAGGTTTTATTACTAGTGCTGATACTGGGTTTGATATGAATGCATATAAAAAAGCTAAAGGTAAAAATAAAACTATTTCTTATGATGCCAATCGAAAGCCTATCTATAGTTATAAACTAT